AAAATCATTTGAAATAGTCGCCTTCGGCGACACATTCATTCTGCATTTTGCATTTTACATTTTGCATTGAATTTATGAGCGTTAGCGATATAAATTCAAATTTATGATAGGAGAAAAAGTGATGACGGCTTTGGAAAAAATGACCGCATGGCTGCAGACCTTCCCGCTGTGGAAGGAAGAACGGCTCTATGTGGATTTTTTGGATGCGGTGCCGGGAAATGCGGGACTCTACCCCAGTGGAATGGAGGAAACGTCCAGGCGGCAGGATGTGCTGGGAAACACCACAGTACATAACCGGTTGCATTTTGTGCTGTTTCGGCGCACCCCCGGACAACAGGATAACCAGGCAAACAGTGACTGGCTTTTGCAGTTTCAGAATTGGGTACAAAGTCAGAGCGCCGCAGGGTTGGCTCCTGTTTTTGGGGACGATCCTGCGATGGAGCATATTCAGGCGCAGCAGGGAAAGCTGCAATCGGCTAATCAAACCGGCACCGGAAAGTATGCAGTAACCATTACAGCAGAATATGTAAAATTTTATTGAGGAGAGATGAACTTTGGCAAAGATTGAAAGAAAATATTTGGCGCATTTTATTAACGCCTCTGTAGACAGCAATAGTGCGGTTTACGAACGGCTGGGTAAGGATTTGGAGGAATTCAGTCCGGAGCTGTCGGCACAGGTGGACACCAAGAAAAATATTTTGGGGGAAACCTCTATTTTGATTTCCAGCTATGAGAAGACAGCCTCTGTAGAGCCTTACTATGCAGAGAAGGATTCTCAGCTTTTTGCGCGTCTGCAGAGTATTATTGACGATGGCTTAGTGCTGGATCAGCTTAAGACAGAGGTAGTAGAGGTGAAGCTTTGGGATAATGCTGAGGATGGTGTTTACCCTGCAATTCGTGAGGAGGTATATATCGAGGTTACCAGCTACGGCGGTGATACTACCGGATATCAGATCCCCTTTACGCTTCACTACACCGGCAATAAGGTTAAGGGCACGTTCAATGTGTCTACCAAGACCTTTACACAGGAATAATAGGTATTTGCTGAAGGCTCCGCTTGTATCAAGTGGTGGCTAAGGTATGTGAAATTAAAGAATATCAGGAAAGGAATGTAACTATGAAGACACTGCATTTTGACAGCGGCATTCAGGAATACAAGCTGTGCGGGGAGGGGACACTGCGGTTTAACCCAGCAGACCCCAATCTCTATGCCCGCTTTTTGGAAGCGGCGGAGAAGATTCAGAAGATTGAAATGGAGATGGCGCAACAGGCAAGCAATGTGGATACGCAGGATACCGGTGTGGCTGTGGTGAAGCTTTTGCAGGATGCGGACACCAAAATGAAGGAAACCCTGAGTTGGGTGTTCGGACAGGGGAATGACTTCCATAAGCTGCTGGGCGGTGTGAATCTGCTGGCGGTAGGTTCAAACGGTCAGCGGGTTGTGACAAACTTGTTTACTGCACTGGAGCCTATATTGACAGAGGGGGCGGAGCGCTGCGCCAAGGAACAGGCACAGGCGGCCGTCAGCAAGGCAAAGGCACGGCGGAACGGACAATGATTTCCTGCTGGATATTGCCCACAGAAGCTTTTCTTTGCGGAAAACGCTATGAAATCTACACCGATTATCGGGATGTTTTAGAAATATTCTCTTATTTTTCTGATCCGGAGCTTCCAAACTATATCAAGTGGGAAATTGCCCTGGCTCTTTTTTATAAGGAAGAGATCCCCAGAAAATGCCGGGCGGAAGCAATGGCGTTTTTATCAGAGTTTCTATGCGGCGGTAAATCGGAAACGCAAAATCCGGGTCCGAGGCTTTTGGATTGGGAGCAGGATGGTGATCTGATTGTTGCCGATATCAACAAGACTGCGGGACAGGAAATCCGGGCTTTGCCGTATGTTCATTGGTGGACATTTCTTTCCTGGTTTCACGCCATTGGCGACGGGCAGCTCAGTACGGTGGTAACCATTCGGGAAAAGCTTTTGAAGGGAAAAAGGCTGGAGGACTGGGAGAAGACATACTACCGTGAACACAAGCAACGCGTGGAGCTGCCGAAACGCTATACAAAGCAGGAGCTGCAGCAACGTCAGCAACTGGAGCGTCTGCTGGATTAATACAAAAAGGCAGGTGAAACAATGGCTGACATACATATGGATAGCCTGAATCAATTTCAAATCGATACTTACGAAGAGGCAAAAGCAGTTCTGAAGGATCTGGGACTGGAATTTTTGATTTTGGGTAAGAAAATCAGGAAGGTGTTTATTGATGCTAAGGATGCCTTGCCCGGTCAGCTTCATAGAAAAATAAAGAGTATCGGAAATATGCTCATGGATGCTTTCCGGGTGGATTCCTGGGAGGATTATGCACAGGCGGCGGCAATCTACGGCGGAACTTTGGCGGGGAGTCTTTATCAACTTCAGCGCAGCTTTTCCGGACTGAAGATGGCTGTCATTCAGGCGGCGGCACCGATTGTTCAGGTGCTGCTGCCTGTTGTGCAGCTGGCAGTGCGTGCGCTGACGGGACTGGCGCAGAGTATTGGCTATGTGCTTCGGATGCTGTTTACAGGTACAGCGGAGGTGCAGGATTATTCTGCCGGTATTCAGGGCGCAGCCACCGCATCCAAATCCCTGAAAAAGACTTTGGCAGGATTTGACCAGATTAACCGTTTAAATGATCAATCGGGAAGCACCGTTGGATATGGGGACATTTTTGGCAGCGGTACCATTCCGCCTTTAAGCGGTGCATGGAAAAAACTGACGGATAAGCTGGTTCAGATGATGGAACCACTGAAAAAGATTGATCTAACCCCGGCAGCGGAATCTCTGGAACGGCTGAGAAAGGCTTTGGAACCCATTACCAGGGCACTGTTTAAGGCACTGGAATGGGCGTGGTACAACATCTTTGTGCCGCTGGCTGAGTGGACGGCGGAGGAATTGCTGCCGGTATTTTTGGATACCCTGACGGCAGCATTGGAGGCACTGGGGCGGATTATTGAAGAATTAAAGCCGCACTTTCATTGGCTGTGGGAAAACTGTCTGAAGCCGTGGGCTGAATGGAAGGCAACCCAGCTGATTGGAGAGCTTCAAGGTGTACAGGATAAACTCAATGGTGTATCCGGATGGATCAGCATCAATCAGGGGCCTGTGGATCAATGGGTATCCAGCGGCATAAAAATGATCGAAACCTTAGGTACAATGGCACAAAAATCTATGGGACTTGCCGGCAGTACCAGCGGATTATCCCTGGCATTCCAGGGACTCCTGGCATTCATCAATTCCTCCAATGGTTCTTTGCAGGGAACAACATTGACGATGGGGGCACTGGCGCAAACGGTAGGTGAGTTGACGGGGGTGTTTTCGTACCTGAAAGACAGCTCTAACGGAACCTGGCTGGCAATAAAGCAGATGTGGGAAAATGCACGCCAGGAACTGAAAACAAAGCTGCTGAGTCCCTCATATGAGGGGGTCAAAAGCACGATGAATGGCGCCATTGGTTTGTTAAACGGCTTGATGAGCGGCGCAACCAGCGGTGTAAACTTTTTGACAAAGGCTCTGAATAAGCTGAGCTTTACCATTCCCAGTTGGGTGCCGGTGCTGGGCGGAAAATCTTTTGGTTTTTACGCATCTCCTTTGCAGGCACCAAGGATCCCCCTGTTGGCACAAGGTGCGGTGCTGCCTGCCAACAAGCCCTTCCTTGCAATGGTGGGCGACCAAAAGCACGGAACCAACATTGAGGCACCGCTATCCACCATTCAGGAGGCGGTTGCTGCTGTTATGCAAGAATATATGGCCAGCAATATGGCTGGGCACGAAGCGACGGTTGCTGTTCTCAGAGAGCTGTTGGAGGCAGTACTGGGAATTTCCATCGGCGACGATGTGATTGCAAACGCGGTCAGTCGCTATAACCAGAAAATGGCAGTAGTAAGGGGTGGTTAAGATGAGAGCTACAACGGAATTATTTATGATCAACGGCGTGCCGATGCTGGTGCCGGATTCTGAGGTTGGTGTCTCCTATGAAGACCTGGACAGTGCCGATTCCGGGCGGGATGAAAGCGGTGCTATGCACCGGATCCCGGTACGGTACAAGGTGGGATCCTGGTCTTTTCACTACGATCACTTGACGGAAGCAGAAAAGCAGTATATGGAAAATATATTCCCGGATGCGGCAGACTTTCAATTCACCCATCCTGACCGCCTGGATGCCTCAGTTTCTGTTACGACCCGTGCCTACCGCAGCAAATACGGTATCAGCTGGAAAAACGCCCGGACAGGCTTATGGAGCAATTACAGCTTCAACATTATTGAGTGTTAGGGGGCAGTGCGATGCTAAAAACGGTGATCGTGCTGCCTGACGGCACAGAGCTTTCCTCCGGCGCAGGTACGGAGAACGCGATCAAAAGTATTGTCGTTACAGAATGTGTAAACGATGGACAGGAACTGATGCTGGGCTCCACCTGCACCAATATGATCGAACTGACCGCCATTACTCCAAATGGCGGTTTTTCTATTGCCAAAGGTGATGAATTTACAGTCTACCGGGAGACTGCAGAAGGTGTTTGCCATAAAGTTGGCTTGTTTACATCGGAAAAACCCACCCGGGCCAGTGCCCACAGCCTGAAGGTGACAGCCTACGATCGCATCAGCTGGTTGGATCAGGATCTGACTGCCTGGATCGCCGGCTTGACAGCGTGGCCGTACACCCTGTATGACCTTGCAAGAATGACATGCCAGCAGTGCGGCGTGCAGCTGCGGAATACAGAGATCCCCAACGGCACTTATTTGGTGCAGCATTTTTCTGCCCAGGGCATTACCGGGCGGCAGATTATGAAGTGGGTGGGGCAGATCGCCGGGCGGTTTTGCAGGGCAACGCCTGACGGAGAGATTGAGTTTGCCTGGTACACACCGTCGGATACGCACATTACAACATACTATCAGGGCGGATTCAGTTATTCAGATTATCAGGTATCACCGATTGAAAAGGTTCAGCTTAAATGCTCGGAGGATGATGTGGGAACGGTATATCCGGATGACCTTTTGGATGCGGTCAACACCTATGCGGTTTCCGGCAACGCGCTTTTGACGGCCACCGGCGCGGATGACCTGAAGCCCATTGCGCAAGCACTGTATGAGCAGTTAAAGGCAGTGACCTACACCCCCTGCAAGATCAGCATCCCGGCGGGCTTTCATATCCACGCCGGAGATATTGTGAAGGTGACCAATATCAACGGTGTGACCGTTACCGCCTTCGTTATGACAAAAAAACAGGCAGGACAGCGGGATACCTTAGAATGCACCGGCAGCCCACGGCGTGACAGCTCCTCGGCAGTCAATGAGCAGAGCTATGCGGCACTTAGCGGCAAGGTGTTCAATTTGCAGATGAATGTGGATGGACTAAAACTGGAGAATCAGGACACTGCCGGGAAGCTGGCAAGTCTTTCTTTGGATCTTGACGGCATTTCCGCAAAGGTGCAGAAGCAGAGTGAGGATATGGAGGGAATTACCCAAAATATTACGGAGCTTCAGCAGGATGGGGAAAGCGTAAAGCTTTCTATCAAGTCCATTCAGGATAACGGTGTATCAAAGGTCAAGACTGAGACAGGCTTTTCTTTTGATCAGAAAGGCTTACATATCAGCAAAAGCGATTCCGATATGGAAAATACACTGGATGAAACCGGTATGTATGTGCGTCGTAACGGCGAGGACCTTTTGCGGGCCAATGATGACGGCGTGCTTGCGACAGATGTGACTGTTCTCAATTATCTGGAAGTGGGAAGCCACGCCCGTTTTGAGGATTACGCCAACAACCGCACAGCTTGCTTCTGGCTATAAGGAGGAATTATGGCAGTATCACAAAAACTAACACTAACCCAATTGGAGAGCCAGGGCTATCACTATCAGGTGAGAGTGTTGTGGTTATCCAACCAAACCGGCAGCAGCTACAATGACCGGGAGCGCACGGCATATCTGTATTACTCCATCAATGGGGGTGCGGAGAATACGGTTGCTGTTCAGTATACGCTGCCCCTTCGGACGGAAAAGGTGATCCTGGAAACTGTGATCTCCGTACCGCAGCTGCCGGACGGCACGGCGACGCTGGCTGTCCGTACCTGGATGAACACCCATATTTCCGCAGGCGTGGTAGAGCTGTCAGAAACAATGGAGATGGAGCCGACCGCCAGTACAATCACGGCATCGGATGCTTGGATCGGTTCGGCTTCGGCGGTGAAAATATACCGCAGCAGTATAGCGCATACCCATTCAGTTCGATATGTATTTGGGGATCAGACCGGCTATCTGACGGAAAATGGCAGCACCACGGCAGAAGAAATACTTCTGACAGCGGAAAATATCCCGTTTGTGATTCCGGAAAGCTTTTATGCTCAGATCCCGAATGATACGCAAGGCACCTGCTATCTGTACTGCACCACCTATGTCGATGGGACACAGGTCGGTGAGGTACAGGAGGCATCCTTTACCGCATTGGCCAATGAAGAACTCTGTATGCCTTTGGTGACCGGTACGGTCGTGGATGTGAACGAAATCACAACGGCCCTCACTGGTGATGAACGGGTTCTCGTTCGATACCATTCCAATGCTCTTTGTACCATCACCCCGGAGGCGCAACACTACGCATCTATCAAAAAAATGTGGGTAGATGCCATAGAGTTGACAGAACCAACATGGATGCTTCCATCCATAAAGCAGGAATTTGTGATGTTTTTTGCTCAGGATAGCCGTGGGTATAGTAACGCCTTTTTATGTGATTATGTGTATATACCATACACACACCTGACCAGCACACCCCAGGTAGAGCGTGACGATCCTACCTCCGGCAATGCCACACTGCGCTACACCGGTCTTTGCTTCA